CCTGCCCGTGGCTCTGATGAAGGGGTGATAAATCCCTACATCAGTAAACCACTATTCATCGCCAACGTCGTTCGAGCATGCTCGTGCGGCGTTTCGTGTATTGACCGACAGAGAACGGAGTTTGCTCCATTTGAGCAAAATCCGTTCCTTGATGTAAACCTGTGGGAGACTGCACGGAACGTGAAGATGAACCTTCGGTAAAGAACCGAAGGAGCATCGACCATCCGTCAATATCCTTATTAATCACAGGTGACCTAAGCCCGTAGCAGTAGAACTCGTTCTTTTGAAGGAACTTGTTCCACCGACGGCGTAAAGGTTTCGCGTCAAGTGGTACCTCTCGAAGACTAATAGCTGTCAATGACAGCGACTCGTCAGGGATAGGACCGTATAAACGGAGTAACCTTTCTACGATTAAATCGTAGATTCGATAGTACTTCTTATCATACATGGAATTCGCGTAAGCGATCCATGATGAGTAAGAATCGGGGCTGCGTGTTGATGACCAGACTGTCCGAAAACGGACAGGAGTGACGTCGACTCCTGAGAAGGAGTCCATGCCACACGACTCTCTAAAGAGTCCACTGATGCAACTCTTATCACGGTTTACTTTTAAACCAAATGATTCGAGGTGTTCGATCGCGTTCAAGGAAAAGTCCTTCGTAACGATCACATCATCACCGTACACTAAGATACTATCTCTAGTATCTTTGTCGGGTGCCGCGGCGGTCAGGATGGCCCAAATGGTAAGCGCCAATATAGGGAAGCATAAACAACTTCCCATTGGAGCGAACTTATTAAGCTTTAATTCCGTTCCGTCCGGTAGCACCGTTGATGAAGTCCTACACGCCTCTAAATACGTATAAACGTGTTCAGGGAAGAGCAGGCGAACTAGATCAGTAGAAACGCGATCCGAAGCCTCGTTGAGGTCAAGGGTCACGTACCGACCGTTCAAGGAGCCTAGATAGGCACCTCGACGATTAGGTTCCTGATCAGTGAAGAAGACATTGTATCGAGTGATCCAATGCCGCTCCACTAGCCGAACTATTGCCGAGCCTAAACCTTGCTGAATCCATTGATAATCAACGGGTTCACACGAGATAAGGCGTGGGCCGCGAGAGTCCTTCGGTACAAGGATAACCTTGGCTGGAAGAGACTCACTAGTTATGTGCTGTATAGCATCATAACGATCACAGACATGACCGATAGAGGCCATATAATAGGCGTCTAACGGGTAGTGGTCTGTGATTCGACTCGAGATGTTAGTCCACAGGTATTTGTCCCAGAGCTGCTGCTTTGTAGCAACAGCTCCAGGCCCATGCCTTGGAGTGACGTCTAACGGATCGAAGTTCGAGAATACGTTACTCAACAATATTCTCGCTTCGCGTAGTAC